CTAACGTGCGGCATTTGGTGAGATAACCTAAGGCACACGCCGCGATGATCGATGGCTGACCCGGCCCTGACCCCGAAGCAAGACCGCCGTGGCGGGTGGGCGGTCCCGCGCCACGATGGGCCCCTGGTGGCGCCAGAGGCCCCACAAGACCCGATCGCCTTCATTAACAGCCTGACCCATACCAAGGGGCAGTTCGCGCGCCAGACGTTCAACCTGCGCCCCTGGCAGGTGCGGATCGTCAAGCAACTGTTCAAAAAGCGGAAGGATGGGCTCCGGCAGTACCGGACGTGCCTGTTGATGCTCCCGCGGAAGAACGGGAAGTCTGAACTGGCGGCGGCGATTGCGCTGTACGGGCTCCTGGCCGACGGGGAGACCGGCGCGGAGGTGTACTCGGCGGCGTCAGACCGGGAGCAAGCCGGGCTTGTGTTCGGGGTGGCGGCGCAGATGATTCGGAATGATCCCACACTCGACAACGCCTGCTATATCGTCGAGTCGCAAAAGCGGATCATGCACCGCGGGACGGGATCGGTGTACCGGGCGATTTCGGCGGAAGCGTATTCCAAACATGGGTTTAACAGTCATTTCTGTATTTATGATGAGCTCCATGCGGCGCCCTCGAGGGAACTGTTCGATGTCCTGTCGACCTCGATGGGCGGCCGGCAGCAACCGTTGATGCTCGTGATCTCGACGGCCGGGTTTGATCGCCATTCGATCCTGTGGGAGCTCTACAATCACGCCCTCAAGGTGAAAGAGAACCCGGCGCTCGATCCGTCGTTTCTGCCGATTCTGTACGAGGCGCCGATTGACGCCGACTGGACGAGCCGGCGGGTGTGGCGGAAGGCGAACCCGGCGCTCGGGGATTTTCGGAGCCTCGAGGAAATGGAAATCCAGGCGAAGCGGGCGCAGGAGATCCCGGCGCAAGAGAATACCTTTCGACGCTTGTATCTCAACCAGTGGACCGAGCAGGCGAGCCGGTGGATCGCCATGCCGGCGTGGGACGCCTGCAAGCGCCCGATTGACCGCGCGAGTCTGCGCGGCCGGCGGTGTTACGTCGGGCTCGACCTGAGCTCGACGAAGGATCTCACGGCCGCGGTGGCCGTGTTTCCCGACGACACTGGCGGCTGTCAGGTGCTCGCGCGGTGTTTCGTGCCGGCCGACCAGATCCGGGACCGGGTGCGGCGGGACCGGGTGCCGTTTGACGAATGGGGCCGGCAGGATGCGATCACGCTGGTGCCGGGCGCCGGCATGGGCGACTACGGCGTGGTGCGCCGGACGCTCCTGCAATGGCAAACGGAATTTGAAATTCAGATGATCGCGATCGACCCGTGGAACGCGACGGCGATCACGGCGGATCTGAAGGCGGACGGATTCGTGGTCGTGGAGATGCGGCAGGGGTTTGCGTCCTTGTCAGCGCCGACGAAATCCCTCGAGCAACAGATTTTGGCGCGCACGCTCGCGCATGACGGGGATCCGGTGCTCCGGTGGTGTATGTCGAATGTCGCGGTGGAAACCGACGCCGCCGGGAACCTGAAACCGTCGAAAGTGGCGTCGACGGATCGGATCGATGCGGTCGTGGCGCTCGTGATGGCCGTCGATCTGATGGACCGCCACGCGCGGATCCCGGCGCTCAGTTATTCGGTGATGGTGATCGGGTGACGGAGCCCACCGGGCCGCCGCCGAAGGGCGGGCGCCCGCGGCTCGAGGTGCCGGGGATCCGGGTGAGTACCTGGGTAAGCGCGCCGGATTACGATCGCCTGCTCGACCTCGCCAACCGCCACGAAAAAAGCCTGTCCGGTGTGATCCGCGAGCTCCTGAAACTCAAGTTACCCTCCGACGTTTAGTCACGATTTAACCTCGCGGGCGCGCGCGTGCCGCACTCTGAGCGGCACCCGTGGACCGCGCCTACAGCCTCCTCGAGATCAAGGGCGTGAGCCCGACGGCGCGGGTGTTTACCGGGATCGCCTCGACGCCCGAGCTCGATCGCCAGGGCGATATGGTCGACCCGGCCGGCGTCCGGTTCACGAACCCGGTGCCGCTCCTGTACCACCACGACCAAACCCAACCGATCGGCACGGCGATCCTCACCGCCACACCCGCCGGCATTTTGTTCGAGGCCACGCTCCCGGTGGTCGAGGAACCCGGCCCGCTGAAAACGCGCGTCGATGATGCGTGGCAGTGCATTAAAGCCGGCGTGATCACCGGGGTGTCGATCGGGCACCAGATTCTGAAGGACGGCGCCGAGCGGATCCACACCGGCGCGCGCCGCCTCCGGAATATCGAAATCTGCGAAATCTCGCTGGTCACCATTCCCGCTAACGCCCACGCCACGATTCGGCTGGTCAAATCGCTCGCGGCGCCGCCGCAGAAGGAACGCACCATGTCCCAACCCACCGCGACCGATCATGTGCAGAACCTCGAGAACAAGCGCGCCGCCCATGTGGCGCGGATGGCCGACCTCATGAAGGCGGCCGCCGACGACAATCGCACGCTGCTCGAGGAGGAAGCCACCGAGCACGACGGGCTCGCGCTCGAGGTCAAGAGTTTTGACGACGACCTCGTGCGGTGGCGCGCGCTCGAGAAACTCCAGGTGAAGCAGGCCACGGTCGTGCCGCCGCTCACCACGACGGCGTCGGGGTTCAGTTATGTCTCGGTGCGGCCGAACGTCGAGCCGGGCATGAAGCTCGCGCGGTTCGTGATCGCCAAGATGGTCGCGCGGTACGAGGGGTGCGATGCGGGCAGCTATGCCGCCGCCCGGTGGAACGACTCGACCCCCGAGGTCGCGCTCGCGCTCAAGGCCGCCGTCGGCGCCGGCAGTACCACCGACGCGACCTGGGCGAAACCGCTCGTGAACCCGTCGATTACGTCGGATTTCCTGCCGCTCCTGCGGGCCGCGACGATCGTGGGCAAAATTCCCGGCCTCTACAACGTGCCGTTCAACGTGAATGTCCCGGCGCAGACCGGCGGGGGCACGGTGTCCTGGGTGGGGGAACTGAAACCGAAACCCGTGACCGCGATGGCGTTCAGCATGGAAAGCCTCGGGTGGGCGAAGGTCGCGGCAATTTGCGTCCTGTCGCAGGAGCTCGTGCGGTTCTCTAATCCCTCGGCCGAGCGGGTCGTGCGTGACAGCCTCGTGAAGGACATTGCCGCGTATGTCGACGCCCAGTTTATCAATCCGGCGGTGGCGGCCGTCACGGGCGTCAACCCGGCGTCGATCACGAACGGCGCGCCGTCGGCGGCCGCGACCGCAAGCCCGTGGGCGGATCTGATGGGCCTGATCAACCACTTCACCACGAACAACATTCCCGTCGACGGCCTCACCTTCCTGCTCTCGCCGGCGAACGCGCTCGCGTTGTCGTTCCGCATGAACTCGGACGGCTCGCCGCAATTCCCAGGGATCGGCACCGGCGGCGGCTCGTGGAAAGGGCTGACGTTCATTACCAGCAACGTCGTGACCACCAACGTGATCGCCCTGCAACCGGCGCTGATTCTGTTCGCCGACGATGGCGGCGTGACGATCGACGCCTCGACCGAGGCCTCTCTGCAAATGGATAGCGCGCCGGCGTCCCCCGTCGACGCGACCACGGTGTACGCCTCGATGTTTCAAATGAACGCGGTCGCCCTGCGCGCCGAGCAATACATCAACTGGAAGCGCATTGGGACCAATTCGGTGAAGTACCTCACGGCGGCGGCGTGGCCGGGCCCGTCGGCGGCCGCGATGGACACGAACGGCCAGACGACCCGGAAGGCGTAAGCGCCGTGCAGGTGTTCGGCTACGAGCTCACCCTCGAGCGTAAGGCGACGGCGGCGGGCCTGCGCCCGCCGGCGCCGTCGAGCGGCGGGTGGTGGCCGGTGGTGCGGGAACCCTACACGGGCGCCTGGCAAAACAACGATCCGATCACCGCCGATACCGCGATGTCGAACCCGAGCGTGTTCGGGTGTGTCTCGGGGATTAGCGCCGACATCGGCAAGATTGCGCCGCCGCTCCTGCTCGAGCAAGACGAGCACGGGTTCTGGTTTGATACCGACAATTCCGCCTATACGCCGGTCCTGCGCCGGCCGAACCGCTACCAGACGCCGCAACAGTTTTTCGAGCAATGGATGCTCTCGAAATTGCTCTACGGCAACGCGTACATCCTGAAGGGCCGCGACGAGCGCGGCGTGGTGAATCAGCTCTACCCGCTGGCACCGGGCCGCGTGCGGGTGCTCGTGGCGCCCGACGGGAGCGTGTACTACGAGCTCCAGGGGGACGACCTCGCCGGCGTGGCGACCGACAATCCCCCGACGGTGATCCCGGCGCGCGAGATCATTCACGATCGGTTTAATTGCGTGTTCCATCCGCTGATGGGGATCCCGCCGCTCTATGCGATTGCCGGCGCCGTCACCCAGGCGCAAGCGATCCAAGCGAGCTCGACGAGCTATTTCGCGAAGGGCGGCCGCCCGGCCGGCGTGCTCACCGCGCCGACCAAACTCGATCCGCTGTCGGCGGCGCGCGTCAAGGCCGAGGTCGAGGCGTTCAAGATGGGTTCGATCCTGGTGGCCGAGCAGGGCATGAAGTACGAGGCCGTCACGACCAACAGCGCGGCGGATTCGCAACTGATCGCGCAATTGGGCTGGACCGAGGAAAAGGTCGCGGCGGTGTTCCGCATGCCGATCTCGATCCTGAACTCGAGCAAACAGCCGCCCTACGCCAACGCCGAGGCGTCACAGCTCCAATACAAGTCGCAGTGCCTCGAGCCGCACCTCACCGCGATCGCGGCGACGCTCGGGTATGGGCTCGAGCTCCCGAACTACCTCAAGCTCGAGTTCGACGACACCCTGCTGATCTGGATGGACACCGCCACGCGCACCACGGCGGCGAAGGGCGCGATTGTGTCGGGGATGTCCCCGAACGAAGTGCGCGCGACGTACTACGGGCTCGGGCCGGTGCCGGGCGGTGAGCTCCCGTACCTGCAACAGCAAAATATGCCGCTGTCGATCCTGGCCGAGGCGCCAGACCCGGCGCCCGCCGCGGTCGCGGCCGAGCCCGAGGCGGTCGTATGACGCTCGAGTATTCGCGCGTCACGCTGCCGCCGCTCTGGACCGTGGATCAGGCCAAGGTGCATTTGCACATCACCGGCACCGCGTATGACGCCGACATCCAACAGAAACTCGACACCGCGCAAGAGGCGATCCTCGCGCTGCTCAACGTCGGCGCCGATCCGACCTGGACCGCCGCGACGGCGCCCGCGCCCGTCACGCACGCGATCCACTTGTTGACGGCCTATTACTACGAGGACCGCGGCGATGGGAGCGTGCCGTCACCCTGGCCGAAGATTTACGACCTGCTCGCGGCCTACCGCGATCCGACGGTGGCCTGATGGCGCGCGGCGATCAGCGGCACCTCGTGACCCTCGAGCAGCCCGGCGATCCGGTGCCTGACGGCCTGGGCGGGTTCACGGAAGCCTGGACGCCGCTGGACCCGCCGACGTGGTACGCCGCGATCACGGCGGCCACGGCGCGCGATCTCGAACGCCTCGCGGCCGGCAGCACGCTGCAAACGACCGAGCTGCACCTGGTGCGCGGTGATTTTCACCCCGGCGTCACGACGGAAACGCGCCTGTCCTTCGAGGGGCGCGCCTTCGAGGTGCAGAGCGTGCAGGATCCCGAACAGCGGCACGTCGATCTGATCCTCCTGTGTACCGAGATCACCGATGCCAACTGAGATGCGGCTCGGCGGCGTGACCGAGCTCGCCGAGGAACTGGGCGGCCTGGTGCGGGCGCTGGTGGCGGCGGCCGGGCCGATCGCCCGCACGCAGGCCGATCAGATGGCCGAGAACATCCGGGCCGCGCTGCCCGTCGTGACGGGCACGCTGCGCGCGAGTGTCCAGATCGCCCCGATCACCGCGCCCGGCCCCGCGGCGGTCGCCGCGCAAGTGGCCGTCACCGCGCCCTATGCGATGGCGGTCGAGTTTGGCACCGCCCACACCGCGCCGCGGCCGGTCGTGGTGCCGGCGCAGCGGCGCGGGCGCGCGGCCTTCATCAAGGCGGTCGTGGATCACGTCCGCACGACGGGCCTGCAGGTGGACGGGGCGTAATGGCCGACGTGAGCCTGGTGGATGCGGCGGTGATCGCCCGGCTCGCCAGTGATGCCGCGCTGCAGGCGCTCTGCCCCGACGGTGTCTGGTACAGCGTGGCGCCGCAGGATTCGACGGCGTTCGTGATCGTGGCTCGGATGGATCACAGCATCCGCCCGGCGCAGGATGCGACAACGGAGTACACGCTGTACGAGCAGGCGATCTATCTCGTGAAAGCCGTCCTCCGGCACACCGCGGCCACGACGGCGGCGCAGGCGGCGGCGCGGATTCACGCCCTGCTCCATCACGCCGAACTCGACCTGACGGCGGCCGGCTATACCGCGATGCTCTGTCACTGCATCGAACCCTTGCGCCTGCCGGAGGTCGATCGGATCACGAACGCGACCTGGCAACACGAAGGCGGGCAATACGAACTGTGGAGTTATCCCACCAGCTAATTACGAGGTACTTATGGCCCGACGACACGGCAGCAAGGGACAGATTCTCATGGACCCCACGGGGGGCGCGACGACGACCGCGGTGGGCGCCGTCAATAGCTGGACGATCGACCTCGATCGCGACAAAGAGGACGTGACGTGCTTCGGAGACACCAACAAGCAATACGTGCTCGGCCTCGCGAACGTGGAAGGCGAAATCAAAGGCGTGTGGGATGAGGATCTGTCGCCCGACTTGATCCGGGTGGCGCTCGGCGACGTGCCGGTGATGCTCGAGCTCGTGCCCTCGACGATCACGGCGACCCATAAATTCAAGGGGCTGGCGTACCTGTCGGCGGGCCTTGAGTGCCCGGCGGATGGGGCGGTGACGATGAGCGGAACGTGGGTCGCGGCGGGCCCGTGGACCCTCGAGCCGGCGGCGGCGTAAATGGCCGAGCCGGGCACGATTGCCGGCGCGCGCGGGCAGATCACATACGCGTATCACACCGCGGCGATCGTGACCAATTATGTGCTCACCCTGCGGGCGCGGACGGTGACGGGCACGATCACCGAGAGCAATCCCTACTTGCTCACGCAGACGCCGCTCGTATTCGTGACACGCGTGGGACGCTGGCCGGTGGAGGCCGTGACGGTGACGGGGACGCAGATCCAGGCGCGGCTCGGCGCGCCGGTGCTGGTCGGAGGCTGACATGTCGATCGTGATGCGGGAACCCGGCGTCGAGACGCTCACGCTCGCGAGCGGGGACACCGTGATCGTGAAGCGGTATCTCACCGCGGGCGAGTCGTTCGCCATGCAACGGGCCGCGATCAAGTACGTGGCGCCGACGGTCCCGGGCGAGGTGGCGACCCCCGAACTCGATCCGGTGAGCGGGGGGATCGCGCTGGTGCTCGCCTATCTGGTCGATTGGAGTTTCCAGGATCTCGACGGGCGCCCGCTCGGGATTCGCGCGCAGCCGCCGGCGCTCGTGCGGGGCATCCTCGAGCAGCTCCCGACCGAGGTGTACATGGAGCTCCAGGCGGCGATCATCACGCACCAGGCGCTGATGAAGCTCGCGCTCGACGCGGAAAAAAAAACGAGGCCGTCCTTCACCGCACCCGACAAGATTTTGACCTCTGTCGCGTCATGAACTGGACCTGGCCCGACGTGCAGGAGCTCCCCGAGCCGATCTATGAGGCGCTGATCGCGTACCTCGTGGAGGAACAGGAGCGCACCGCCGCGCGGCGGTAACCCGATGGCTCTCACCGCCACGCTGATCGCGGATTTTTCGTCCTTCATGGACGCGACGAAAACGGCCACGGCGGCCCTGACCGGGTTTCAGGAATCCGCGATGGAGATGGGCCCGGCGGCCGATCGCGGGCTCACGGAGCTCCAGAAAAACGCCGAGCAACTCGGGCGGCAGCTCGCGCGCGTCGGCCAGGATGCGGTCGCCGCCGGCTCGGTGTTCGTGCAGGCGTTCACCGAGGAACAGGACGCCGTCGGGCGCCTGAATACGGCGCTGCAGGCGAGCGGGCAGGCGACGCCCGCGGTGACCCAGGCCTATGCCGATATGGCCGCGGAATTTCAGCGGACGACGCGCTTTGCCGATGAAGCGGTGATCGCGGCGCAGGCGACCTTTACGACGATGGGCCAGGTCGGGCCGGAGCAAATGCACCTGGCGCTCGAGGCGGCCACGAATCTCGCGGCGTTCATGAAAACGGATGTCAATGCCGCCGCGAAAATGATGTCCCAGGCGATTGAATCCGGCGGCGAGTCGCTCGGGCGCCTCAAAAAGATCCTCGGCGAGGCCTACACCGAAGGGATGACCACGACGGAAATGCTCGAGGCGCTGAATACCAAGCTTGGGCCGGCCGCGCAGAACGAGCTCAAGACGTTTAACGGGCAGATGGCGAACCTGAATAACCAGTTCTCGAATATTCACGAGCAGGGCGGCCAGATGATCGTCGAAACGATGACGACGCTGCTGGGCGTGTTCAACGCTCTGCCCGAGCCCGTGCGATCGGCGGGGATCGCGATCGTCGCGATCGGGAAGGACACGATCCCGCTCCTGGGCTCGCTCGCGCAGCTCGGGACGCTCCTGTCGCAGCCGTGGGCGATCACGGGGATTATGACGGCGGCGAAAGCGGTGATCGGGATCCTTACGGGGCCGGTCGGGATCGCGATTGCGATCGGGACGCTGCTCGCGCTCGTGATCCTGAACTGGGACAAGATTGTCGCGTATACGCAGAAACTGTACGAGGGGATCAAGCTCTGGCTGCTCGATAAATTCTCGGCCGTCGTCGCGGCGGTCAAAGCGCCGATCGACGCGGTGACCGGCTTTTTTCAGAACATGTACCACGCCGTCGTCGGCGGCTCGATCGTGCCCGACATGATCAACGGGATCAGCACGCATTTCGGCCGGCTGGATTCGGTGATGGTGGAACCGGCCAGGGCGGCCTCCTCCGCGGTCCAGGCCGAATTCGGGAAGATGATGGAGTACCAGAACAAGGTCAACGCGCTGTACAGCGAATACGCGGGGACGCGCGGGACGCCGACGATCGGCCTGCAGCAGAACGCCGCCGCGCTGGCGGCGCAGGTGTTCGGCACGGGCGGCGGCGGGGGTGGCGGCGCGACGACCGTCAACAACACGTTCAATATTTCGGGCGGCGGCGACATGGAGGCCCTCGCCCGTAAGGTCGCGGACATGGTGTTGCGAACCGTCCGCGCCGGCACGCAACTCAGTACGGCCTAGAGGGACACATGGGAACCCAGCAAGCGAGTGACTACTTAGAAGGGCTCCTGGTCGGGCATTTGTTTCGAACCGCGACGATGGCGAAACCGGCGGCCCTGTGGGTCGCGCTGTTCACCAGCGCCCCGACCGATGCGGGGGGCGGGGCCGAAGTGACGGGCGGGGCCTACGCGCGCGTCAACCTGCCCCCGTCCGATGCGAATTGGCGGGCGCCGGTCGCGGGCGACGGGACGACCAGAAACGCGGTCGCGATCACGTTTGCGGTCCCGACGGCGAACTGGGGCACGGTGACGGCGTTCGGGCTCTTCGATGCCGCGACGGCCGGCAATCTGCTCGTCTGGGATCTGTTAGTCACGGCGCGGCCGGTCATCAGCGGCGACCCGGCGCCGTCCTTCGCGGTCGATGCCTTGAGCATCAGTGTCGGCTGATGGCGTTTGACGTTCACAAAAATCTGGCACTGTCCGCGGTCGCGACGGCCCCGTCCCCGCCGGGGACCGGGCTGTCGCTGATCGTCACGGCCGGCGAAGGCGTCCGCTTCCCGGCGCCCCCGTTCAATGCGACCGTCTGGCCCGGGACGGCCCTCCCGACTCCCGCGAATGCGGAAATTGTCCGCGTGACCGGTGTGACGACGAATACCTTGACGATCGTGCGGGCGCAGGAAGGGACGACGGCGCGGGCGATCGTCGTCGGGGATCTGATCGCCGCGAGCATCACGGCGAAGACGCTGACCGACGTGGAAACGCAGGCCGCGCTGCTGGCCGCGGCTAATGTCTTCACGGTCCAGCAAACGGTGCAGCCCTCGCTCGTCCTGCAGAATCCCCTGGCCGGCGCGGATGGGAAAAACTGGCAGCTCAATTCCTACGGCCCCGATCTGTACGTCTGGCCGAAGACGGACGCGGGCGGCGATCAACCGCTGGCCGCGCAATTTATCCGGGCGGGCGGGCATTTCAAGGCGACGGGCGATCTGTATGAAAAGCTGCGGACGGTCCCGCTCGGGCACTGGACCGCGGTCCCGTACAACGCCGGGAATTACACGGGCAGCGGGGGCGCCTGGACGGTGGAAGCGGGCGACCAGGCCCGCTTCGGCTACACGCTGATCGGCAACACCATGATCCTGCAGGCCGTGATCGCGTCCACATCGGTCGCGGCCGGTAGTTCCACGCTGTCGATCGCGATCCCGGGCGGCAAGGTCGCCGCGCAGACCGCGACCCAGGTCGCGTATGTGAACAATGCGGGCGCAGGCTGGACGCTCGGCTTTATCCTGACGACCGCGGGCAGCGGGACGTTGGGCTGTCTGCGCGATCCCGGCGGCACGGCCTGGAGCGCCAGCACGAACACGACGAGCATCTATTTCAACATCACGTTTGAAGTGAGCTGAGATGTTCGGGGCCCTGTATTTCGGCGCGGGGCCGTTCGCGGGCGCGATCCGTAAAACCTCGCTGTTCAGTGTCGCCGCCGCGCTGTCCTTCAGCACGGCCGGCGAACTGACGGCGCGGGCCCGCCTGCAGGCCGCGGCCGGTCTGCGGTTTTCCACGGTCGCGAATTTCGTCGGCGTCCCCTTCCAGGCCAAATCCGGGCTCTCGTTTTCGACCCACAGCACCCTGACGATCCCCCGGCGGTACGGCGTCGGGATCGCGATCGGCAATCAAGATGTCACGGCGCGGGTCCGGGTCCAGGGCCTGACCATTCACGACATCCTGAACGACGCGCCAAGTACCTGCTCGCTCGTGATCGAAGGGGACGCGCCGGCGGTCGGGCAGATGGTGCGTATCGAAGTCGGGTCGCCAGGCCGGCTCCTGTTCGCCGGGGCGGTGCAAACCGTCGAGCAGACGTACACGCTGCAACCCAAGTACCTCGCCTGGGCCGTGACCGCGATCGACGACACGGGCCGCGCGAACGCCCGGCGCCCGTTCGGCGCCTGGCTCAACACCTCGGCGACGACGATCGCGCAGACGATCACGGCGACGTATGCGCCGGGGTTCTGGTCGGGCGGGATCGCGGCGAACCTCCCGACGGTGTCGATCGTGTTCGACGGGGCCGACCTGTTCATTGCGTGCCTCGCCCGCCTGGCGAACGCGATCGGCGGCTACTGCAAGATCGAAGATGGCACGGTGTACCTGTTCCTGACCGACACCGCCGAGCCGCCCGACCCGGTCGATCTCGCGCACCCGCCGCTGAACGACCCGTCGATCACGGTCAACACGGACGCCTCGCAGTTGCGGACGCGCGTCTACGGGAAGGGCTACGGGGAGAATATTCCCTCCGACATCCTGCCGGGGGAAACCCTGATCCCGGTGCAGGACGGGGTTGCGTTCCCGCCGCTCGGCGGGACGATGATCGCGAGCGTGACGCCGGAAGGCGCGCAGTCGGAAAAGCTCGCCTATGCGAGCGTGCAGCTCCGCACGAACGGCACGCTCGTGGGGCCGGGGACGCGGCCGGGCAACGCGCCGCTGCTGGTGCCGGCGGCCGCGGGCACGCCGGGGATCGAAAGCGGCTATCACGAGTATGCCTATGTCTACGTGACCGGGCCGGCCGGCAACGATCGGACGCTGCCGGGGCCGCGCGCCGGGATCACGGTCGGCTACGTGCCCGATCCGACGACCGCGCCGACGGCCGGGACGCCGACGGCCGGCGGCGGGGCGGATGAAGGCACGCACGAATACGTCGTGGCCTTCGTGACGACCGTCGGGGAAACGCTGCCGAGCCCGATCAGCAATTACGTCGTGACCTCGGCGGCGGTCGGACAGCTCCCGCTGTCCGAGGCGCCCATCGCGGATCCCGCGCTCGTTGGGACGGGGATCGAGGATGGCGCCTTTGAATACGGCGTGACGTTCGTGAACGCGCAGGGGGAAACGTCGATCGGCGCGGTCGCGAGTGGGAACGGCCAAACGACAGGGCTGTCCAATCCCGTCGAACCGGGCGGCGTGGGCGGCACCATCTTCGGCACGTTCGGCGGCAATCTGACCTCTGCGAATTATTCCTATTACGTCACCGTGACGACGACGCGCGGCGAAACGCCCCCGGGGGCGTCGTTGTTCGCGGATATGCGCGGGGGGGGGAACGTGTATACCGCGGTCGCGGTCCCGATCCCGATCCATTCCGATCCGCGCGTGACCGGGCGAAAAATTTACCGCTTCAATGGGTTCGGGGGGTCCGCTGGCGCGCACCTGATCGCGACGATCAGCAATAACACCCTGACCAGTTATTTCGACACGGCCGCCGATGCGTCGATCCTGAGCGGCGCCCCGCCCCCCACGGTCAACACGACGGCGGAACCGTACAACCGGCTCCCGATCCGCAACATCCAGACAGGGCCGGACGGGACGACGGCCCGCAAACTCTATCGCCGGCATCGGAACACCAGCGAAGCGCTCAAGCTCGTGACGACGATCAGCGGGAACACGCAGACCACGTACACCGACGTGACGCCGACCGCGAGCCTGGGCGGGCCGCCGCCCGTGGCGAACACGACCGGGACCGCAGTGCAGGTGATCCCGGTGAGCAACATCCCGATCGGGCCGGCGAGCACGACGGCGCGCGCGCTCTATCGCCGCTTCAATGGCGCGGGCGGGTTCCGCCTGGTGACGACGATCGCGAACAACACGCAGACGAGCTACGTCGATGCGATCCCGAACAGCGCGCTCGGCGCCGGGTCGCTCGGCGCCTCCACGGCGTTTTCCAATCGCGTCGCGGTCACGTTTGAAGGCGGGCCGGCGACCGTCACGTACATCGAGATTTTCCGCACGGCGGTCGGTAGTAGCGATCTGCGCTTCCTGTACCGGCAGACCGGCGCGGCGGCGGGGACGTTCCTGGACACGATCCCCGATGCATCGCTCGGGCTGGCCCATGCGCCCACGGAGGACACCTCCGGCCTGGCGCAACCGGCCGGGCAGGTGAACCCCGGCGCGCCGATTCTCCCGGTCGCCAGCAGTGCGCCCTTCCGCGACACGGGCGGGTGGGTGGAAATCGCCGGCAACCAGGTCGTGCGCTATACGGGGAAAGCGGGATCGACCTTGACCGGGCTGCCGGCCTCGGGGCCGGGCGCGATTTCGACGCCGATCCTGTTCGGGAGTCAGGCGATCCCCGCGCCGATGCTGGTCGGCGTCACGGGCGTCACCCGGCAGCTCTATAAAGGCGCGGCGATCCACTTGTGGATTCAACGCGACGACGTGGCGGCGCAGGTCGAGCACGCCGCGCGCACGGGCGGAGACGGGGTCGTCGAATATCTGATCACCGATACTCGGCGCGGCGAGGCGTCGTTGATCGATCGCTGCGAAGCGGATCTGGCGCTGTTCGCGCGGCCGATCGTCACGGTCAGTTATGCGACGCGGGATCTGAAAACGAAATCAGGGAAACCCGTCCGCATCAATCTGCCCTCGCAGCACCTGAACCAGACGCTCACGATTCAAGAGGTCACGATTGACCAGATTGATCTCGCGCGCCGGCTCGCGCCGCGGTTCACGGTGACGGCGAGCACCGTCCGCTTTTCGCTCGAGGACGTGCTGCGGCGGATCATTGCGGGCGAATCGAAAGATCAGTGACGCCGGGCGTGTTCCTAGTGTGCGCGCTGGTCGGGTTACTGGCGCTCTGGCACCTGGGGATCAAACGCCGTTAGAGGGCCGTCGTGGCAGTTCGCGCCTGAATCACGCTATACGCCGCCCGCATATCACAGTGGGCGGCGGTACGCCATAGGAAGTACGTCCTACAAACGGTTCAGTCGCTCATAGCGTATCGCGTCTTTTTTTGCTTGAACCGCTCGCGATGGAGCGTTACCGTTACGACTTCGTTATCTATGCGCGCGCCGCGTCGTCGCTCGCCCGTCATCGCTCAGCTCACGCCGCGTGAGGCGCGCATGGTCGCGGCGCTCACGCAATTGTCGCGGCGGAGTCGTCGCGCCCTCTTCGAGGTTATCGAAATGGCTTTGGCGATCGACCTCGACGCCGCGGGCGCGTCCAATCCTTCAAGAGCGCCATTAAGACTCGTCGGCCATCCGCGCTAAGCGACCGATACAGGGCGACCAGGGTCGCTTCCTCCGGATCCGCCGGCACATTGAGCGCGGCGGTCAACTCATGTCCAAACATCCGTGTGATGCGCTGCAAGGTTTCGAGGTCGGCGTTGAACTCGCCCTTCAGGTAGCGACTCATCCAGGCTTGATTGCGGCCGATGTGGGCGGCGAGGGCGGTCTGCGTGATGCCGGTCGATCGGATCCAGGTCTTGATCTGCTCACGTGCACTGTCGTCGAGGGTCTGCGCCATTGGCGCCAGAATAGGTTGTTCGAGGCCCACGCGATAGGGAGCATACCATAACCGTATACTGTTTGACACATAACTTACGGTAAGGGTATATTCCCTTTCCTCATGGCGCGGCCCCGCCCCTCGGTGCGCTTTCCAACCCTCGCGGCCTATATCGCCGGCACCGGGGTGGCGCAGGCGACGATCGCCCGCGAAGTCGGGACCTCCCAGGCCAATATTTCACGCATCGCCCGCGGGGATCTCGTGCCCCGGCCCAGGCTGGCGGCCCGGCTCGCCGCGTTTGCAAAAATTCCGCTCGAATCGTTTGTGCGCGTCCACCTCGAGAAACGACGGACGCCGTGACGGACCGGCGGATCCGAACCTGAACAGTCTTACAGCGGCAACCGTGAGGCGCGCATGGCGGCGGGTGAGAAATTGATTGCGGAATGGTTTTGGACGGATCGCTGGGTCGGGTCGCGCGGGTTTCTGCTCCCGATGGAGGCGCGCGGGTTATACCGGGAGATGCTCACCCAGGCGTGGCGCCGCGGCGCGCGGCTCCCGAACGACCCCGAGGCCATCCGGCGGGCCGTGGGCGCGACCCTGTCGGAGTGGCGCCGGTGCTGGCCGCGGGTCAAACCCTTCTGGAAAGTGGAGGGCTCTTTCATAGTGAATAACACCCAGGTAGGGGTGTATCAGGAGACCATAGCTCGCCAAAAAAACTACGTGACGCGCGCGACTCGCGCGGCGCGCGTACGCTGGGGAAATCATGCTTGAGCATATGCACAAGCATTCCTTAAGCAGTGCTTGTGCAATGCCCTCCGTCTCCGTCTCCGTCTCCGTCTCTGAAAGAGGGATCTCTACTACTCGTAAGCCTGATGTTCTTATAGGGGGGCCATATGTTTATAGAGAGATCTAGAACCTCGCGCCAAAGCGCGCGAGCTAAAAACTCTCGTAAAAAAACAACACCGCCCGACCGGATCGACGGCGCCCGGCTCCTCACGCGGGTGCTCCGCGATGTCCTCGCCGCCGAAACCTTCGAGCACGAATCCGACGTGATCGAGGCGTTCAAGTGCCGGCTCGCGCGCCTGCGGATCCCGTGGACGAACGACGGCCTGACCGAGGCGCTTCGCGTGGTCGGGAGTAATCGGCCGTTCGTGCAAGCGCCACCGACAACACCCGAGCCGGCACCAGAGGCCACCGGGCCGATCATCGGGCCCGACGAAGCGAGGGCCCTCCTCGCCGCGATTCGGGCGCGGCTCGGACAGGTGCCACTCCGCACGATCACGCCGGCGGCGTGGCGGGATCCCGAGGCCGACGCCAAAGCCGAAGAAGAGGCGCGCCAACGGGCCGCCGAGATGGGGATCACCCTGTGAAACCGACGCCGCATTTGGTGTGTGCTTATGGGATACCGATCCGCGATCATTTCCCGCCGCCGCTCGGCACCGGCCGCGGGTGTCCCGATTGCGCCGCGACCGAACAAGTACCGCGCGTTAGCGACAACGGTGGACGGCCTGCGGTTCGCCTCCAAAGCCGAGGCGCGGCGGTACGTCGTGCTCACGTTCCTGGTAAAGGCCGGGCTGATTAGATGCCTGGAACTCCAACCGGCCTTCGAGCTCTCGGTGGGCGGGATCGTGATAGGGCGCTATGTGGCGGATTTCGCGTACGTCGATCTGCGGGAGCCCGTCCCGCGGCGGGTGTACGAGGACGTGAAAGGCGTGCGGACGCCGCTCTACAAGTGGAAACGGAAACACGTGCAGGCGCAGTACGGCATTGAAGTGAAGGAGATTCCATGATCACGCTGATTGTCTTGCTCCGGGTGCTCGCGCTCGTGTGCTTCGTGATGGCGACGTTCGGCGTGCCGGCGCGGGTGAACCTCACCGCCGCCGGGCTCGCGCTCTGGCTCCTCTCGCTCGTGGTGGTGATCCCGTGACGCGCGCCGAGCTCGCCGCCGCCCCGCTCCGGTTCTGGATTTGCCGGCACACCGGGCGCGAAACCCAGTGGAAAGTGCTCACGCAAACGAACGATGAACCGACGGCGCGCCTGATCTATCGCTGGGAAACCGAACGCCGGCCGGGTGGCGTGCGCCTGATCGATGTCGACGCCTCGATCGTGCTGAAGGAAACGGGCGCGCGCGGCCGATGAGACTGATCCACGTCCTCGCGATTGTGCTCGGGTTCGGCCTCGGGTGGGCGATGGTCGCCTGTCGCGCGACGGTGAGCCTGTCGCTCGGGGATCCGGCGCCCGTCACCGTGCCGGCACCCGTCGTGCCGGCGGCCCCAGCGGCGGCCTCGTGGATCGTGGTCGTGCGGGCCGGCACCTTCGCGACCACGTACGGCCCGTTTCCCTCGCTCGCGGCCGCGGAGGCGTGGCGCACCGCGCACCAGTTCACCGCGGCCGATTCGGATATTTTTCAAACCCTGAGGCCCGAATGAGACAGAACGCCTTGCCGTTGGATCGGCTCCCGCCGGCCGTCATGCTGGAAGCACAGCACTACCTCGGGAAGTCCCGGCGCGCGCGATGGACGTATCAGGACGAGTTCGGCGTGATGGTCTGGGCGAATCCGACGAGCCGGCGACTGCCTCAGCAACAGTGGCTCGAACTCGTGCGGTGGTGTCTGACGGGCGAAAAGAATGGCGGATCACAACAATGGGGACGCGTTCGGCGATTGCTCCTGCAAATCTTTCCAGATGTGACGACGTGCGTGAGTTATTCCGATCCATCGGTCGGGCACACGGGGGCGCTCTATAAAGCCTGTAATTGGCGTTGGAAACCGACATGGCACCGCCTGAAGCCGCCCCCCAACGGGAGTTGGGTCAAGGGCGCGCCACAAAGCGTGAAAGATCGCTGGGTGTTCTACCTTCGGCCGGATGCGCTGCGCGAAAGTATTTTGCAGGTGAAGTCATGAAACGACTCCTCTTGCTCGGCGTGCTCGGGCTCGTGGGGTGTCGTGACACGATCGTGCTGTATCCGCCGGGACCGTCACCGAGCGGCGGCGGGATCGTGATCACGAACACCAACACGAACACGAACACCCAGGACACCCACGACGTGATCAACTTCGCGGCGGCGGCGAATCCCGGTGCGCCGGTGCCGGCGCCCGGCGGCGGCAGTGAGACGCCGCTCGGGCTCCCGGCCGGCGCCGAGGCGCTCGCGCGCGGCGTGGCCAACAGCAATGCCGCGCTCCTCTCGCAGGCGTGCGGGGCCACAGGGAACTGGGGGTTTCTCGATCGCGTGGTGTCGACGCTCGCGGCGTCCGATCCGCGGTGGGGCTACCTCGTGAAAGCCAGCACCGGCCTCATTAGTGCCGACGTGATCGCGTACCGCGCGACGGCCGACACGATCGGCGCCTGGGGCGTCGATGTGATTCTCGATGTCTGCGGGGCGAATCAGTTCCAGTGGAACGTGATCGGGCTCGACGTGAGCGCGCAATGGAGCGCGACCCGCCCATGAAACCGCTCTACGACGCCGATTGGGTGATGTGGTTCACCGTGGGTTTGACGGTGATCCTGGTCTGCATGGCGGTGCTGTTGTGATGGCGCGCCTGCGGTGCCTGTTCGGCCGGCACGATCCGCTGTTGACGCAACGCGCGACCGGGGATCGGGTGGTGCTGGTGTGGGTGTGCCGGCACTGTCTGCGGGAGCTCGGCGTCACCGACCTGCTCGAGGTCGTGGACCCGCGGCCGCTCGTGCGCGCGCGCCTCCAGGCGATCGTGCGCCATGCGAACCGGAGGCCGGAATGAAAGCGGCGCCCGCGGAGGTACTGCGGGCCGAGCTCGAGCGGCGCAACGCGGAGCATGAATCGATGTTTTACGTGCTGGTGAACGAGCAGCAGGCCATCGACCTCGCGAGCGGCTATGTCCCCAACGCCGTGAAGGCAATGGTCACGACCATGCTGGATTGGCGCCGGCAGGATGAATTACGCGCGGCGCGGCCGGTGCCGAAACGGCGGAAACTATGAGAACCGACGACGACGGCGATCGCTATCTGAACCTCCGCGAATTGTCGGACTATACCGGCCTGTCGACGCAACGGTTGCGGAACCTGACGCGCCGCCCGGACTACCCGCTGCCGCACTATCGCGTCGGCGTGCGGGTGCTCGTGAAGCGTTCCGAGTTCGACGCCTGGGTGCAGGCGGGGCACGGTGAGCTGCGGCCCGAGCGAGCGGCCGGCGGCGATCGGGTGGCGGTGATCGCCGCGGCCGCGGTGCGGGCCATTCGTGGTGGTAGATAGCTATACATTTGCTATACTGGTCGTATGACACCACCACTCCAGAGTCAACCGCGACACCAATTCAATATCCGCCTTGATCCGGCGCTCTACGACGCGCTGCAAGCGATCCGGGCGCGCGAGGGAGTCAGCCTCTCCGAGCAAGTCCGCCGCGCGATTCACACCTGGGTCGCGGCACACAGCGGCCGACGGGCACCCGCGCGCCGGAAGGCGGCCGTATGACGCCGCACGAAATCCGCCAACAGATTCACTTGATTCTCGATAGTCACGCCGAGGCGCTCGCGGCGATCCGCGCGGCCGATACCGCGCTCAAGGTCGTGTTCGCCTCGCACGACGCCGCGCTGGTGTCGGCGATCGAGGCGAACCGGGCCGCGCTCGGGCTCCTCAACCGTCTGCTCGCGGAGCCCGAATAATGGCCTTCCCACGATCGGACGGCGCGACCGTCAAGCGGGTGGGCGCCGGCCGCTCGCCCTGGCGGGTGCAGTGGTATGCCGGCGAGGGCGCCGACCGCAAGGCCACAACCCGCTGGTGTGCGACCGAGGGCGAGGCGCGCGCGATTGAAGCGGCGATCGAGGCCGGGCTCCGGCGGCCGGTGCTCCCGGCGGCGGCGCCGGCACCCGTGACGAAGGCGGGCACCTTCGGCGCCTTCGCGGCGCAGTGGCTCGACACCGTGGTGAGCCGGAAGAAACCCGGCACGGTGCGATCGTACCGGCAACTCATGGCGAATCACATCCTGCCGACGCTCGGCCGGGTGCCGCTCACCGATCGCGCGCTCGGCGTGCAGGCGATCGTCGACGTGATGGCCGCCCGGCAGAAAGCGGGCGTCTCCTGGGGCACGCAGAAATGTATTTTGCGTGTGATTTCCACGGCGTGCCAGTGGGCGAAGCGCACCGGGCACCTGTCGATCAACCCGTGCGATCGCCTGCTGATGGAGCTCCGCGACGGCACGAGCGGCGCCGACGATCCCGAGCCGAACCCGCTCACGCAGGCGCAGGCCGACGCCTTCCTGGCGTGGCTCGAGGCGCGGGCGCCCGTGTGGGTGCCGTACTTTCTCACCCTCCTGCATACCGGCATGCGGCGCGGCGAGGCCTCGGCGCTCCGGTGGTCCCTGATCGATTTCGCGAAGCGGCGCGCGCTCCTGAAATTCAACTACAGCCCGGCGGCGAAGGGCGATATCACGCTGAAGGGCAAGCGGCCGCATGAGATCGACCTCTCCCGCGATGTCGTCGAGGCGCTCCGCGGCGTGCAGGAGCGGATCAAGGTCGTCGACCTCGACGGGCGCCCGGCCTCGCCGTATGTGTTTCTGACGGCGCGCGGCGCGCGGGTGCTCCCGAAGGGCGGGGTCGACCGGATCTGCGCGCGGGCGATGCGGGCGATCGGCGCCGAGGGGCACACCATGCACGATCTGCGGGACACCTTCGCGACCTTGCACCTGCTGGCCGATCCCGGCCGGCTCCTGTGGGTGTCGTGGATGCTTGGACACCGGCACACCTCGACCACGCTGGACCGCTACGCGCGATGGATCCCGACCCAGGTGGGCGGCGCGACGTACGCCGACGCCTTCAACCGGCCGGCGGCGGCCCTGCGACAGGCGGAACAGGCATGACCGAGAGCCGGATCTGGTGGTGGTGGCGATCCGTGCAGTGCTTCTGGTTGGGACGGCATGACTACCGGACGGGCCCGTGGTTCTCGGAACCGTGGGGGACGCGCTGTCTCTGGTGTGGCGCCCCAAAGGAGGAACAGGCATGAAGCAACAGCGGCGCATGGCGATGTCCCGGCAGGTGCTCAACAGCACCCGGCGGCCGGCGGCGGCGGCGCCCGTAAGTGATCCGAAACCGCAAGGTCGAAATGAAGGGCGGAATGGCGAGGCCTCAAGGTCGAAATGGCGGCGGACGAAACCCGGTAAGTGATAGCGAATAGAGACACTTACGACCGTCAAAAACGTGACGGGGGGATACTAAAGCATTATCTTAAAACCCGCAAAAACATTGAATGTTTTTGACGCAAGGTCGAAATGAAATGACCGGTAAACACGGATAAACACGATCCACTTACGGCGATTTGGAGGCTCCGATGAATACCGCCATGAAGGTGCTCGACCCGCCCGCAGTCGACCGCCCGATCCCCAAGGATCAAATGGAACTCGTGAGACGAACAGTGGCGAATGGCGCGACCGCCGACGAGCTCGCGTTGTTCCTGTTCGATTGCCAACGCCAAGGGGTGCACCCGCTCGACAAACTGATCCACTTCACGAAACGCGGCGGCCGGTATACGCCCGTTACGTCGATCGATTTCATGCGGGCCCAGGCGGCGGCCTCGGGCGAAATGGCCGGCAGTGATGATCCCGTGTTTGTCACGAGCGACGACGGGAAACCGCTCGCGGCCTCCGTGTGCGTCTACAGAATCACGTCAGGGCAAAGATACGCATACCAAGCCACCGCACGATGGGCGGAGTACTGCCCCGACAACGCGCCCATGTGGCGCAAAATGCCGTTTACGATGATTGCCAAATGCGCCGAAGCATTAGCCTTGCGGAAGGCGTTTCCAAAGCAGCTCGCCGGCCTGTACACCACCGACGAAATGGATCAAGCGGGCTCGGGGCAAGGGCGCGCGGAGATCCTCGACGCGCTCACCACGCCGCCGCCGGCCGCCGAACCCACGCCGCCGCCTGCGCCCAAGATTGGCGGCGCCGTCGTGATCACCCAGGTGGATCCCGCCCCGCCGGGCGGCAAGATTGTGGGGTACCTCGAGCACACCGGGCAACCGGGCGGCGCCGACCACCTCCCGCTCTTCGATGCGTACCTCCTGGCCTTCGCGGTCGAATGTTGCGATAACAAGACGCCGGTGTTCGTGACCACCAAACCGGGCAAGACGAGCGGCAAGGCGTACGTGACCGGGATCCGCCCGGCCGAGGATCCCGGCGTGCCGGCCGACCTGGCGTTCTGATGGCTGAACGGCTGATCCGAGTCTTTCCTCGCCGCACGACCGCGACGCCGATCGATCCCCTGGCCTATACCGGGCGGCCGGATTTATTCGCGGAGGCGGACGCCGTGCACGTGTCGGTCACGTTCACCCAGGACAAACCGATCGCCGAACGTCTCGCGGACGCATGGCGGCACGTGGCGCCGGTGACCGTGGGCGGAGTGGCGTACGGTGACGATAGTCTCGAGTTTATTCCTGGCCGCTATATCAAACCGGGCTACACCATTACGTCGCGCGGGTGTCCGCGCCGATGTTGGTTTTGCGGCGTGTGGAAAAAATGGCCGACGGCGCACCCGCTCCCGATTTATGACGGGTGGAATATCCTCGACGATAATTTGCTGGCCTGTCCCGAGTGGCATGTGCGCGCCGTGTTCGCCATGCTGGCGCGGCAACCGCGGCGGGTCGCCTTTACGGGCGGCCTCGAGGCACTCGCGTTACAGGATTATCAAGTGGAGCTCCTGGCAGGCTTGCATCCCCGACCCACGATGTTCTGGGCGTATGATCCCGGTGATGCGTTCGACACCTTGCGATCGGCGGCGGCGCGGATGCTGGGGGCGGGATTTACGGCGGCCTCGCACCGGCTCCGCTGTTATGTGCTGATCGGCTATCCGCACGACACGTTTACGGCCGCCACCGGACGCCTCGAGCAAATGCTCGGGATCGGGTTGACGCCGCACGCGATGCTTTGGCAACCCGAGTTACCCAGCCAAGACAAATGGCGCCCGGCGCCGGCGTGGCGGCGATTTCAACGGCAATGGGCGCGGCCGGCGATTATCCATCGGGCGCCCGTCGCCGATATCCCGGCGCCGCGCGTGTTTTTTTTGCGTCCAATGGGTTCGTGAATGCCGACGGCCGGCAATGTCCTCTGTGGGTGCGGGCGGTTCATGCAGTGTAAGAAAAACAGCGTCACCGTCGAGGAACTGCTCGAGGACGGTTCGCCGTACAAACTGTGGGACGCCGACCTGTATGCCTGTCCTGATTGCGGCGCCGAGACGATCACGGGATTCGCGCATGAGCCGATGATGGAAGCGTGGCACCCGAACTATGCCGCGCAACGGGATCGCCTCGCCCGACTGGCGCCGATTTACCCCGGCCGCTCGAGCTGATGGGTGTTATCCTGCGCGGCGAGGTGATCCGCATGAGCAAGCCGCCGCTCGACCCGGAACCCGATCCCGCGCCCGAGCCGGAACCCGACCCGCCGATCCCGCCCGTGCACGTGCGTGGGTGAGTGCTGCCCCTGGTGGCTCCGCGGCGTGCACCGACGCCGCCGCGGTGCCGACCTGGAGGATATGTGGCGCACGCTCTACGCACGCGCCGACACCCTCGAGGAAGCGCGGTTAGCCTGGGAGGTGTTCCGCGCCCAGGACGGGCAAGAGCATTGGCGCTGTCCCTGCGGGCGCCCGATTGCGGACCTGTTCGGTACCCTCACGATTCACTTGGCACCATGAGTCGTTCGCTAGCGAACGCCGTGACCATTCGCTAGCGAACGACCAGGTGTATTCTCCCGAGGTCACGGTAATGCGGTTCTGCGCCCAGCCCGGATGCCCCGCCACCGTCGAGCGTGGGCGCTGTCCCGCCCATGCCGTGACGCTCGAGCATGGCCGACCGAACTGGGACATCCGTAAGTGGTACGACACCATGCGTTGGCGGCGGCTGCGCCTCGAGGTGTTACGGGAAGCGGCCTATGCCTGTGCCCAGTGTGGGCAGATTACCCTCGCCCTTGATGTCGATCACATCGTCAAGCACGACGGCGATCCCGATCGGTTCTGGGACCGGGACAACCTGCAGGCGCTGTGCATTCCCTGTCATTCCAGTAAGACCGCACAGGGATCCTGATCCGCGGGGGGGGTATGTAAAAGTTACGCCGCAAATCGTGCTCAGAC